AGAAGGGGTTTTACATCTACGGCTCGTCAGGCGTTGGCAAGACAACATTTGTAACCAATATTTTAAAAAAACTCAATTATGATGTTATTCATTACGACGCCGGCGATGTGCGAAACAAGGCTCTCATCGATAACATTGCGAGTAACAACATTTCGTCATGCAATGTCCTCGACATGATGCACAAACGCATGAAAAAAATCGTCATCGTCATGGACGAAATCGACGGCATGAATAGTGGAGACAAGGGTGGTCTCACGGCTCTCATCAAGCTGATTCGACAGAAAAAGACCAAGAAGCAAAAGCTGGAAAACATGACACTGAACCCAATCATCTGTATCGGAAACTACAATGTCGACAAGAAAATCAAGGAACTTATGAAAGTCTGTAATGTTTTTGAGATCAAAACGCCTACGCCGCCGCAGATGAAAACCCTGATCAGATCGATGTTTCCAAAAATCGACGAAACCAAAGTAGAAATCATCGAAAAATACGCGATCGGAGACCTGCGCAAGCTGGGTTTTATCCAAAAGTTATACGACAGCAAACCCGAGTTGATCAGTCCGTCGATTTTGCAAAATATTTTAAACGTAAAAACCTTCAACGAAGACACTAACAAAATCACCAAATCCCTCATTGCGCGCCCGTACAAGATGGATGACCACAACGTGTTGATGAACGAAACCGACAGAACCACGGTTGCTCTCTTGTGGCACGAGAACATTATCGATAATATACCAACCGATCCGCAACAATCATTGCCATTTTATCTGCGATTTTTGGATAACATTTGTTACTCCGACTACATCGACCGAATCACTTTTCAAAATCAGATTTGGCATTTTAATGAAATGAGCAGTTTGATGAAAACGTTCAATAATAACCGATTATATCACCTTTGCAAACCCGCGACGCAAAAAACACCGGACGATATTCGCTTTACGAAGGTTTTGACCAAATACTCGACCGAGTATAATAACATCGAGTTTATTTACGAGCTGTGTCAAAAAATGGACATGGACAAGAAAGACTTGATCTCGTTTTTTCACGAAATGAGAATCTTTTATGCAGACAAAAATCACGATGTCATCAACGATACAAACGTTTTGAACACTCTCGAGAAATTGTTTGAAACCTATGAAATCAATAAATTAGATATTAAACGAATGTATCGATATTTAGACCGAAATGTTAAAAAAGAGACTGCAGACTGCGAGATCGACGATGAATAATAATAAATTGCGCTACGCATTTCTTTTTACACCTTTTTTATATATTCAAAGATGCCGACACAGAAGGTAGGTGTTTAGAATGTAAAAGGTGTAATCCTTACTTTTTTTTTTAATTTTAAATTAAAAAAAAATAATTATGTGGGAAACATTTCTTAATTAATTCTAAATAATGGCTCAGACTTTGAAGACTCACACCACATGGGTCCTGGTGCGGAAGGGATAAACCCTGGTGCGGAAGGGATAAACCCTGGTGCGGAAGGGATAAACCCTGGTGCGGAAGGGATAAACCCTGGTGCGGAAGGGATAAACCCTGGTGCGGAAGGGATAAACCCTGGTGCGGAAGGGATAAACCCTGGTGCGGAAGGGATAAACCCTGGTGGCAAATTTTGATTCATCATTGATACTTGGGCTTGATTCGGCGAGCATGTACTCTTTGCAGTCAACAACTTCTGCAACTGCATATTTATATTTTCTAGTTCTTGTATGCGCCTCTCATACACCTGGATTTGCTCTCCTTGTTTCGTCAACATCTCTGCGATCTGAGGCATAGTCAACGGGACTGGCGGCTTTCCCGGCTGATTCAACATAATTTGTCCATTCTTCGCCATCTCTTCCTGTATCATCTTTTCGCGGTCTTCCTCAATTTGCGCAATCTGTTTTATTACATCAGGCTTCATTTTCGGCTGTCCTGGCTCATATTTTTCTAACAAAGAATCGATGTCCTCCATGAAAAACTTTTTAATACTCACCTCTTTATCCAACTTGATAAAGTCAGTGACTTTCTTCGGCGACTCTTTCACATAGTCAGGATGAGGATTTGCAAGCAGCTTGCGCTTGTCAAACGTGTTTTGCTCATGCGAAAAACAAAGAATAGTTTTCAAAGGATCCAACTGGACGAAAGGTATCGTATACCCCTTCAGAAACTCTCGCTCCTCTGCAACCGCCGCATGGTCTTGATATTTCGTTTGTTTTAACAGCTCCGCACGAAATGCGAACGTCCCCGCAGTGGCATGGTTCGGGCCATACGGTCCAAACTGTATCATTTTCTGAATGTGTTTGAAATAAATGTAAATCTCACTCGACCCTGCACATAACGCGTGCTTATTATCCATCAAGGTGTCGACTGCATGTGAGACTCGATCTGGTGGATAATAATCGTCATCATCCATATACACAATTATTGATCCAACGGCTTTACTGTGCATGTAGTTTCGTTTCTCGCCGAGAGACACCTTTTGAGGCAACTCAAAATATTTGATCTGTGAAATCCCTGATTTTTCCACTAAATCTTTAATTCGGTCGGTTCCGTCATCAACAATAATCCATTCCATACGGTCTTTGGGGTATGTTTGATTCTGAAAACATTGAAACATTGTCTCGATGAAGGGGCGGCGATTAAATGTTGGCGTACATACACTCACTAGTGGAAAATACTTCTTGACTAATTTGGGTGTATGTGATTTTGCTTTGACCATATTTCTTTACATTAAAGAAGTTTTGCCTTTTTATATTGTTTTACGGAAGATGTTCATTATACCCGAAACTCCGTAAACCTTCAGAGCTCCAACAAATGCTATGAGGAATCCCACCAACGCGAAAAAATATGTTTTCAATGAGGTTGATTGCAATTTCTGTATATACGGTATCATGCTCGCCAAGATTCCGAAGAAATACAAGTAATACATATCGTTAAAAACAAAAGCAAATAATTTTTCAAACGTGTTATTTTGGTTTTCAAACACAACTGGTCCAAAATTCAAATGGTTATTAATCGCACCGAGCAATTCTGAAAACGACGAGACATTCGCGTATGGCGACTTTGCGTCAAATGTCTCCGTGTAATAAAAGTAAATCATGCTGAAAAATCCATAAAACGTCATCAAACACGTGACTGCAATCGTGGATAGCGGAACCGTAATTGGGAACAGTACCACGACATAAATCAACAGGCCAAATAAAAACAAAATTGGGTTCGCCACAATGAAAGATACAATCGGACCTGCGCTCTTCTCTAAAAACATAGAATACAAAGATTTTGTCAGGAAGAAGAAAAACAAGATGGAAATAATTATATTGTGGCCTTTTAAGCTGAATTTAGTGTTGAATCTGAATAATTTCTTTAAACTTTTCAGAGAAAACCCTTTAAAATAATTGATAACACTCGTTATAGCAGGTTTTAAGAGGAAGTTCGCCAAAACAACAAGTAGAACAAAAACTGTGCGATACTTGAAGTATGGGTTTCCGTCAATGATGTTTTTGACGCGTGAAGGAATCGACGTCGTTATAAAAATATTGACATTTTTGACGATCTCTACAAACCAGTTTGTAGCTGGTTTCATAGGTATGTTGTCGAGAGTTTTTTCTACCTCTAACATTTTTTTGTCTCCCACTGTCAAATTAAAGTATAAATTATACGCTAAATATAGAGACATCAATGACGTCGCGGCGGTTAACATCATCTCATTTATTACACTGCTGTCTCTTTTAAGTGATTGTTGGTCGTCTTTCTCTGTGTTTTCTGGTTTTTCTTTTTCTTCTTCTTCTTTCTTGGTAGGAAGTCCTTTGACATTATCGAAACCAGAACCACTAAGTGTCTCAAGTGGTTCAACATCGTTCCTTTCCATTTCATTTCGGTCCATTTCATTTCGGTCCATTTCATTTCGTGCATCAATCGGTTCATTATATACCGAGTTAATCGGATTGGACTTTAAAAATGTTGTCAAGAAGTCCCGCGTGCTTGTCTCTTTTTTATTATTAGTGAAAGATTCTTTTGTGTCACTAAAGCTTTTTAACCAAGCAGTATCCATTCATATACTATAACGTTTATTTTAAGGAGACAAAATGTTATTTTTTATCATGTACGTTGTAAATATGCTCATATTGATATGAACACGATCTTGTCAATGTTGACATCAATAAGAAGCGAGGGAAGGATCGCATAAACAAAAATAAAGTCTCTTCAGCGAAGGAAGGATCGCATAAACAAAAATAAAGTCTCTTCAGCGAAGGAAGGATCGCATAAACAAAAATAAAGTCTCTTCGGCGAGGGAAGGTGTAAAAGGAAACCGTAGGTTTCCTTTATTTTGCATACAAAAGACCACAATACCCGCCAACAAAAGACAACACATTGTATCTCTCCTCAAATAATTTCAAGTTATAACTATACTCGTATAAACGCCATGTCGGCGAGCTTGTTGCGATCACGTCTCCATCCGGGTTACACGTAATTTTGTAGTCATAATTTTGCAAGTCAAAAAGAGGGACATATGTATTAATCTCCAGCTCAACTGTCTTGAACTTTGACATATTTATCGCCCCAGAAGGCTGGTAATCGGTAAAATCCGAATTCAAACAAAAATTGTAGCAAAAAATCCCATTATTCGCACACCCCTTAGTTCTCGTGTACTTTTCAACATACTCATACACTTCTCTCGGCATCAAGTTCTCGCGATACTCTCCATTAAACAAAATCCCCATAGTTTCGAGTATGTCTTTATGGTTTTCAACAGTATAATCATTTGTCACAAACAAGCCCGTATTTTTGCCATCCGGGTTAATCAATGGCCCGATATATTTTGTAACATCCTGGTCGAGATAAAAATTGGGGTCAATCCCATCAACCGGAGCTGGCACGATATCACTCGGAATCGTTCGATATGGCCAATTCGAATAGTTGCTCCATTCATTCCTCAAATACACGTCGTTTCGCTGCATGTACCACATCCAACTCGATACCATACCAGTAGACTGCACTTTCACCTTCTTCGATCCGACCACATTTTCATAGCTATACTCAATAATGTCTTTGATCAAATATACTTGATTTTCCGCCGTAAATGTCTTGATCTCCTCTTTGGAAAGAAAACAGTAAGTCGCTAAAATATGTATGTCTGCATTCCAGCTGTTCATCTTGGTCGCATAACTGTCTTTACCAATGTCGATTGCAGGGGGGGTTTGTAAAAATCGGTACAGCTGAAACCGGTCTTCTCTAAAGTCGGGTCGCATATATGGAAACCGATTCACTATATCAAACACGTCTCTCACCTGAAAAAGTTCTTCGATCGGTCTCATGGTAACATTAATAACGAGCTCGTTATATTGCAAAGATGCCATCGGAAACGCGCACTTACTATCGAGGGTAAACCAAGCGTTAATCGGTATGTACAAAGTTCGCCCACGGATTGACGGCTCTGATCCTAAAGTGTTGCTTGTAAAATAAGAGGATGGATAGGTGTTTGCGCGTCCAAAACTGTTTGCAGGATCGTATATTTCATCAATGTTTCCCGTCATTTGATTAAACAGTTTCTTCTTGGACTCATCAAAGTCTCGTTCCACCATTGCGGCTAAATATTCACCCGAATACTTTTGCAAAGTAAAGTTGCCACACTTAATTTCAATCTCTTTAATCATGTGCGAACCGAGGTCTCTTATCCATCTAAAATCATAGGCGCACCAAGAGTTGTTGGTCTGTTCGCAAGGATGATAAATTGGACTCCAAATGTGCGGCAAAGTAAACACTACATAGGTGTCCATCAACAACTCTGCATACCGCGGCATTTTGAACGAAAATGTAGACGCTTCGCCGGTTCGCAAATCGCGTTGTCCATCATAGTCGATTCTGAATTTTTGAAGCCCGAAATTTGTGATTTTGTGATAAGTGGCTCGAAATAGTGTTTTTTGATAATCGCCTCCTTGTATAATTGTATTATTTGCACCTTCTGCAACAAGATTTAGTAATCCGCCTGCCATAGTTTCTATATATTACAACAGTCAATTTAAATATTTTTGTCTCGGTATATTCTTTTTTTTTTAATGTCGTGCGGTTATATATATATACATTTAAAACAGAATGCACATACTGAAAAAATTATTAATTTTAGTAATTGTATTTACCACTATTTTCATAATCTATAATTTATTGAAAACCCGAAACACATTAAAATTGCAAGCACTACAGGAACTTGAGAAAAAGCGCGTTGAAGGGTTCGGAGAAGATGAAATCCAAAAAATCACCGAATCAAATGACCCCGTAGCGATCAGCGCTGTCTCTGATAAATTCTTGGAGTTGCCTCTTCGCGAATTCATTGTCAAGTCTTCCTACAACAGTGCCATTAGCGGCGTTTATGCAAATCAAGAAATGATCCGCATTCTTTTGCAGAGAGGTGTTCGTCTCTTGGACTTTGAAATATACACCGACAACAACAACAACATTGAGTATATATCTTACTCAAAAGATGGTGACCTAACCATGAGCACAGAGAATGCACCATCCGATCGTGTCTCTTTCGCCAACGCGATGAGCACCGTCAATGCATACTCCTTTGTAATGCCAACACCGTCTCCCAATGA